CGGCTGGCTGTAGCCATAAGACGGCTGGCTGTAGCCATAAGACGGCTGGCTGTAGCCATAAGACGGCTGGCTGTAGCCATAAGTTGTCTGGGGTGGCCGGTAGCTCGACTGCATCGGCTGTGAGAGCATGTAGTTCATCTGCCCCGCCTGCGACGGCACCTGATAGGCGCTCGACGAATACCCAGCGGCGTTGTTGTACCCAAGGCCGGTGTTCCCGGAGGACGTTCCGTAGGACGGGGTGTAGGTGAACGGGGTCGGGGCCATGGGCGTGCTGCGACTGGCCGACGGAATCCCGAACATTTCCGAGAGCACGGTCGATATTACCTGCGAGGTACTATCGCTCCGGGAACCCGGAGGTCCAAGGCCGCTGCTGCCGCCGCTGCCGCTGCCGCCCACAGGCAGGCCAAACATGCTGGTCAGCGCGCCGGACATGGGGTCGGGCAGGCCAAAGGAGCCCGTGCCGCTGCTGCCGCTATTGGAGCCATAGTTCTGGATGTAGTCCGTGCCCATGAGATGCGACGGGATCGGTGTACCGTCGCTCTGGTAGCTGTCTACCGCATATCGCGCAGAGGCTTCGCGGTTGTTGGTGATCCGCTCCACCTGTTTCGGGTCAGTTACCGTCTTGCCGTTGATTTCCACGGAGCTGGGATACGACTTGTCGCTGCTGCTACTACCGCCGCTGGAACTGCCGCCACCAAAAGTATCGCTGAACCAGCCCATTTGTCGTCTCCTACACCACAACAAGCGGAACTATACCGCAGTTTGGCCTATTATGGCAACGTCAGTAATAGTCGGCCTTGCGCCGGGGGTTGAATGCGTCCTCGGGCTCGTCCGTTGGCAGCCGGATAAACCCGCCTTGACGAAACCGCATCAACGCCATGACCGTGGAGTCGACCAAGTCGTCGTGGGACCCGAACGGGAACGCCGCTACCTCCTCGACGAGCTCCTCCGCCCAGCGGGTAGCGGGCACCCAGCACATCCCCGTGGAGATGATGTCGGACACGGAGTTCAGACGCGCCATCTTGTCGCCGCTGCCCCGGTGCGGGGTGTACTCCTGCAGCGGGATACCCATCCGGCGGAGTTCTTGGTAGATAGCCACCCCGGCGGACTTCTTCTCGACGATGAAGCTGTCTGGCTCCCACTCCTTCCAGTGCTCCAGACACAGCGCCTTGAGCTCGGGAAACTCGAGCCGGACCTTGACTGAGTTCAGGAGGATGAGCCCGGGCTCGCCGGTGTCCTCATTATAGAACACTCCCCATGTCGTCAGGGCGGTGAAGTCGGCCCGGTTGTGCTTCTCGGCAGCGGCGTCGAGCGAGGAGATGATGTATTCGCACGGTGGCGGGCGCTCCTTGCCCCACGTGTTCCACCACTCCCGTTTGACGATGGACGCCTCCTCGGAGGTGGGGTTCTGCTGATACTGGGAGTTCCACTGGAACAGGGGCATCGACGCTTTTGTGCGCTTCAGGGCAGGCACATCGAAGAACTCGGGCCAGAGGGCCACCTCCTCGACGGCTCCGGTCGGCTCGCCGTCCTCGTCTGTGACCTCCTTCTCCAGCAGGGCCGGGAGCTCCACGACCTCATACTGGTCGGAGCCCTCGTTCTGCACCATGTCCTGCACAACCCGGCCGGTCAGGTCAGACTGATGCCATCTGGTTTGCACGATGGCCACACGCCCCCCGGGCATCAGACGGGTTCGGGCCCCGTAGGTGAACCACTCGTAGGCCTTGTCAAACACGTCGAAGTTACCGTTCAGCACGTCTTGTTCCGAGTGTGGGTCGTCGATCAGCAGGAGGTCTGCACCGCGACCGGCCAAGGCGGAGCCTACACCGCAGGCGAAATACTCGCCTCCGAAGTTCGTGTTCCATCGCCCGGCCGACTTGCTGTCTGAGGCAAGCCCGACGGAGGGGAATATCTCCTTGAAGTCGCTTGATGCGATGATGTTTCGCACCTTCCGACCAAAATCGACGGCGAGGTCCGTGGTGTGAGAGACCATCATGACCTTCTTGCCCGGGTTCCGGCCCAAGAACCACGCCGGATAGTACACCGAAACGAGCTGTGACTTACCGTGGCGTGGGGGCATGTTCACGCAGATTCGGTCCTTGCTCCCCGCTTCGATGGCCATGAGCTGATCGGCAAGGATGCGGTGGTGTCGGCCTACCTTATAGTCGGGCTGCATGGCCCGGCAGAACTCGATCAGGTCATCTTGCGTCCGTTTCTGGGCCTTTCGGCGCTCCAACTCGTCAAGTTGGCCCGTAATGGCCACGAGTTCCCGCTCGGAAAGCTGGTCAATGTTCTGCAAAAGGAGCTGAAGCTCCTCCTCAGTGAAGCCCAGATCGACAGCACCGTCCGCCATATCAATCATCCCACGCGGCATCTAGGATTTCCGCCGTGATTGGCATCTCCTCCACAACCTCCGCGTCGACGACTTGGCCTGCCGGGCCCACAAGGCGGCTCAGTTTGGCCCGCAGGGAGTCTCGCAGCTCGTCAGAACTGCGGTGCGTCACCGTCACTTCCGTCTTCTCCGCAAACAGGCCGACGTCACTGATCTTGCCGAGGAGTTCCAGCGCTTTGATCCGGATGCGGGGGTCGGGGTTCTCTGTCTCTTCGAGCAGCTTGTTGGTCACGTAGGTCCGCACCTGCTGGGCGTCCTCGACGATATTGTGGCTGAAGGTCTTCAGCTGGTGGTCTATCGCGCGCAGGGCTGCAGGGGTCATGTTGGTCATCCGTCTATCCGTCATTGCCTTTGAAGCCTCCACGGGGTTCTCTGCGTAGGCAAGGGTCAGCTTTCCCGCCGTGTTGCAGTCCTCCGGGTCGAACCGAACTGTGCCGCCATGCGCCACGAGCCACTCTACAGTCTTTGCGGCACCGGCCATACGCTCTGCAAGATCGAGCACCGGCTGGGGGCCGGAAGGCACAGGGGGTCCAACCGAAGGTACAAGGTGCGGCGTCATAGTCTGCAGCATACAACTATACCCCCCATTGTAGCAATATGGGACCCCTTGCGCTGAAAACACCTCCTATACGGGGGGTGGGGTGCCCAAAAGACGGGTTTTGTTTTCGTATAGGGGGGGTCTTTATTTTTTCAACGCCGCAACTACGAGTTGTTTTGTCCGGCGGGTGTAACTACGAGTTGTTTTGTTCCGCTAATGTTCCAAAATGCTCAGTGTTGGTGCGGAATAGTATGTATAGGAGGGGCGTGCCCCTTGCCGCTGCGGGGGGATACCCCTCCGGTGGGGTCGCGATTTGCCCCATTTTGCCCCAATCTGTTGGGGAATCCCCAACATCATGCACAGCACTCGCTTGCATAGCGTGGCAATACGTGTCAAAACATGGTCATCGGAAGGCAATGACGCCCCGATCAATTCAGCAGAAAGAGACTTACTATGACCAACACGACAACAACCCCCGCCGTTCGCAATATCAACCCGCTGACGGTTGATGTGTCGCCGGAACTGATGGCCACATTTGACGCCGTGGCACAAGCGACTGACGCGGTAGCGCTATCCACCGCCGCGCTTCGCCGGGCCGCAGAGTCTGCCGGAATCAAAGTCACGTACTTCACCGCGCCGGGCAAGGATGCAACGCCGGAACATCGCCACGGGTACGCCGTCCTGCAACGCCTCGCTGTTGGCAAGCTGGCCGCGCTACTAGGTGCAACGCCGGACGCGTTCGAGCCTATCTTCAACGGCGCTGTCCAGTACTCGACCGAGGTTAAGATCGGCGAAGAGGCCCGGCAGAAACGCGCATGGCAGCAACGGCTGAGCAACACCCTGCGCCCCGTCAAAGATGCGTGGACGGCATCAATCCGCAGCGAGGTGGCCGAGGCCAAGGCGGTTCTGACATACGCCAAGGGCGATCTGACCGCCGCGCAAGAGGCCGCGACAAAGACGGCTGACGAGGTGGACAAGTGCGAGGCCAACGCCAAGGCCGTGGCCGACAAGGTTATCGGGCTGACCGATGCAATGGACAAGGCAACGGGCAAGGACAAGGCCAAGCTAGCCGCGCAAGTGAAGGCAGCCAACGCGGCCCGGCTTGAAGCTCTGAACGTTCTGGCCGCAGCGGAAGAGGCTGACCGCATGGCGCTCCTGACCGTCGCCGAACAGCGCGAAGTGGTCGAGGAGTGTGAAACGGAAGTGCTGGTGCTGTCGAAGGCATTGCCAGCGGCGCGCGGCGCAACGAACCGCAAGACCGATGCGGAAGCCGCCGTCGCCAAGATCGATCTGATGATCACGGCCATGTCCGCCAGCGATGGCACGGGCTACGGCTCGGCTGATCTGGCGGAAGCCGTCTACCATCTCAAGATGGCGCGGACCGCGCTGAATGCCCCAGCCCACTAAACGACCTGACCCCGCAGCCGCAAGGCTGCGGGGTTTTTTTATGTCCGGCGTCCAGCCGCCCCCGGCCGCCCCGGCTCCGCTTCGCGTCGCCAGTTATATCGGGCGGTGGTGTGTGTCGCGGCGAAGCGCAGGGCCCGCACGGAAATGTTCCAGTCTGTTGGGGAATCCCCAACACGCCTCGTCACCAGTTATATCGGGCGGTGGTGTGCCTCAGACCCGAAAAGATTTAGTCTAACAGTCGGGAATTATTTTCGGCACGC